AAGGCATGTAGCATTGGATGTGCTAGAATCGTAGTCTCCTTCGATCCAATCATAATGAACGTACTCCGAATATGTTAATGCGTTTTTATCATATTTATATATAATCATATCAATTCTCTACTTTCTCAATTATACAACAATCAAAGAAATCGACGCGTATAAGTCATCGCCGTCTAAATCAATCCCATGAACATAATCGCCTAGCGTAACTGTTGAATCGACATACGATAAATCAGATTTTAAAAATTTAACTATTCGCCCTTGATGATCTGAAGGCGGCACAATTTGATGATGAGTCGCATATAAATATGTATCATCACAAGCGACACCAATGAAATACTGACTGGCTCCTCCAGCATCGTAAGTCGTCGTGCTGACATACGATAAATCGAGACATGAGTATTTTTTAATTCTCGACTCGTTTGATACAGCAATAAAAATATTGTCTCCGTCTGTGCACATTCCATAGTTCGTATTCGTTGGGAAGTCCGTCATTTCACTTGATGAAACAAAACTTAACGATGTTATATCGGGCGGCATTATTCGAAATTTCAAGAGAAGAGGAATTTCTCCCGGAGTCCATTCTTCGATCATATATAAATAAGTTCCATCGGTACATATCCCATTCAATGTGCGAAAATCGAAATCGCACACGTAATCGAAAGTCGCATAGTTTTCGACGAAAGAAATGTCTAACGAATTAATTTTCGAAATGACATACGAATCAATGGGAGCATCCTCATAATTTTGAATATACAAAAATGAATCACGAATCGTTATTACATAAGGAGAATTAAATCCTGCCGCACTAACATACGATAAGTCGGAACAGAGTCTTTTAACTATTCGATTGTTGTTACTGTCGCATATATATAAATAAGTTCCATCGGTACATATTCCGTAAGGATAGTCAAACTGATCGTTGCCAGCGCCATAGGAACCTATCTGAGAAACATAAGATAAGTCTGACGCTAATCTTTTAACGATTCGATTGTTATTATTGTCACATATATATAAATAAGTTCCGTCAGTACATATTCCTTCAGGCGAATCGAATTGATCGTTGCCAGTGCCAAAAGAGCCTATCTGCGAAACGTAAGATAAGTCTGAAATATTCAATTTCACTAATTTGTTATCGCTATAATCAGTAATATATAAATACATCGAATCGAAACAAACTGATTCTGGATATGAAAACGATCCCGACCCATAATTAGAAACTGAATCAAGAACAGACAGGTCTGACGCAGAGAGTTTTACAATCGATGAAGTGTTAGAATCGGGCACAAAAACATAATCGTCATTTGCAGCTAACAAACCACCCCAACTAATCGATTCGTTCACAAATGTCGCTTCAGACAAATTTGAAGAAAATGGTAAAGCAAAAACACTGTTCGCAGTAATAAAGAGTTTTGACGAATTGCTAGCAACGCCATTTACAGAAAAAGTATCACTTCCGGGGCGAGTCCAAGCGCGCTTAACGCCGATTAAAGTGTCGGCATTCGGAACATTTAATTCGCATAAAATTGAACGATTTAATGGACTCCCGCCTTGATATAAAAGTCCCGTGAAATAAATAGACGACATTAGTCAACCCCTTTCATGAGTTTAAAATTCCTTTAATTCGCCATCAAATATAAAAGTCGGTTTTCCAGCTTTTTTTGCACGAGTAAGCATGTCTTTTGTGCCTTTAGACTCATCTATCTTATAATGAAATCCTACAACAATATCTGGATTTCCTTCTTTTAGCATTTGACTATTACGAATGGGACCAGCAGCACGGCCATATTTTTCCCAATCGGCAGGGAATCGTAAAACTTCAATCCCCATTGTTTCAGCCGATAAGCGAGCAAGAGTGTCGGCTCCAGAACACTCTCCTTCTATAATGATTAAGGGTTTAAATTTTTCTATCACTTCACGAATAGCATTACCGTCAGACCAATTGCGATCACCACAGATTAATAATCTCAAACGTCTCCCCTCCAAAATAGCAATATTTCATGTTTATTAATATTTTTAATAGGTCGTTTTGTTCCATATCTCGAAGAGCATTTACTTTTTTTCCTTGCAAAAATTTCTATTGAGCGAGGATGCTTTTCTTTTTTTTCATTCTTTTCTAACTTTTTGAAGAGATCGATCATAATTTCTCCTTAATTTTATGTTTATAGTTTGGGGCATCTTTACCATATCGATGGACACCATACATCGGATTATTTTTACCTTTTCTGCGGCCATCGCTACAGGTCTTACTTTGCTTTTTTCGGTGCTCAACGGCTTTTTGTTTTCCTTTCAATGCTTTACTTATTTTTATTCTAATTTCTTTATTATTCGGATGAATCGATATTGTATCGCCTCCACCCGCTGTTGGGCACATATTATATTCTGGTTCGAGATTATCAATGTAATATTGTTCGAGTCTTATTAGAAAAGATTTATTTGAGAACCTTTCAAGCACCTCAAATACAAAATTTTCTTCGCCATGTTTATTCCATGCATTCTGCAGATACCGATTTGAATGACAGTTCTTTTGCAGATCGTGTCGATGTTGGTTCCATCGTTTTTTGAAATTAACGGTACGACCTAAGTAAATATTATCATCAATAACATTTCTTATTTGGTATATTCCCGAATTCATTATATTATATCCCATCTGGGGTAGATTGTACGTCGGAAATTACACAACCGCCTGTAAATCATATTTTCTTATCGTTTTATCTCGTGACGCAAAATGTTCCATGCCATTCTCAATAATTCGAAAAGGTGATGGACTTATAATTCTATCGGCAATAACAGTATACACCGGAATCAATCGATCATGAACGTACTTGCGCTTAAATCTTTTACCATTCAAAGTTCTTATATTCCGCATATCACCTAACTCTACAATCGCCAACTGCTGCGAGACAGCTTCGACTGACTTTATCATGCCTGTCTTATAGTAGGTGACATTCAAACTTAGATATAATTCGTCTGAACGTAAAATATATTGAATATAGCAGATTTTTCCTTGATATTTGTCTAGCTTGATGGGTAAGCTAAAATTATCCTTAAATAAGGGTAAAAATGCTTTCATTTGATACGAATAACGTTTTACATTGTCGGTGTATGTTTTTATAGAAATGATTTTATTCCGTAAATCTTCTATTGTCAAGTCTTCGGCTAGCATTTTTTACCCTTACTCCAAATCGATCTAGGAATGCCCTTATTCCACGAGCTCTTTCCAAATAAAGGATGTTTTTTACCTTTTTTTGCCTTGCTCATTCTTTCGCATGTGTCAATCGATAGATGCCATGTTTTTCCTAACGTATTCGTATTTTTCATCATTGATTGTTTTATTTTTTCTTTCGTCTCATTCGAATGATTTAATCCAGAATGTTTTTTGCTTATTAAATAAGAATTTCCCGCAATTTTTTGAATATTATATTCGGGCTGCAATACGTCGAGATAATACTGTTCTCTTTCAATTAATTTCGACTTATCTAAAACATTTTCTAAAATCTCGAATGAAAAATTTTCGCTACCATATTTATTCCACGCTCGTTGAAGATGTTGATTATGATGCTTTTCTAGCTTTAAATCTCTTTTATGCCCTACCCAACGCTTTTTCCCATCGACGGAACTACCTATATAACATTTATTGCTAACAATGTTTTTTATTTTATATATAATAGCTAATGTGTCCACTTCACTATACTCTTCACGATATTCCTATTACCAATCTTCATAACCTTATAGTTTCTGATGATAGCAACATTGATTGCCTTGTCGAGTTTGTAATAGTCTGAAATAGCCTTTTCTAAACGCCGACCAGTCCTATTTACGGATTGGTCAAAGAGTTGACTACTTTTATAAAGCTGATCATAAACAAGAATCGCATAAAGAGCCTTGACTTCAGGATTTATAGCAGTCGACTTAGCTAAAGCCATACTAAATCCATTTATGAAATAATCTTTTGGATGATGGGCTTTATAATCGACCAATATTTCATATATATTTCGATATTGTTCTAAAGACAAATTTTTACTCTTATACAGCAAGGTATAGAGTGTCTTGAAGATAGTGAAATTACGAAAATATCCTACTGCGCGGAGAGCAAGCGCAATATTATCGTCATCGGCTTTTTCAATAATATCAGGCCGAAGAAACTTCAGATTTCTAGTTTTCACTAGTTCCTTAACGGTTTGCATTATTTCAGTAAGCCTCGCTATAAGCTTCAGCATCAAGTTCAAGTTTGCTGTCTAAAATCTTTTGACGCTGGTCGCTTAGCAGCTGTTCAGGTTGAAGCTTCTTATCCGCCGATAGTAAGCCAGGGACCAATACATACTCTCTCTCATTTGGATAGGACCAATAGTCCTCATTTTCCAGTGTATTAGCAAGCAGTATAGATTCAGCGGGAGCCTCAACCATAGATACAACATGACCAAAGTTAGCCGCAATGTGGTCAACAGGAGTCCACGAAGAAGCAATAGATTTTATCTCACTATCGCCATTGCCTCTAAATAACTTTTTAGACTTACTACCCATTTCTTTCTGAGTATTGTTGTAGACGCCCTTGATAGTCTCAGCTAATGCATCTCGTGTCGACTGACGTCTTGGAGACACTGTTCTATTTGTGGCGATGTGGTAGTTGACATATGAACCTCTGTCAATGCCCTTTTCATTTACAAACTCTTCAATAGCGTTACTCATCAATGAGTTGTGTGAGGCTGAAGACCACATACGAATGAATGCAGGAACCTTCGAAGCCATTGGAGCATTCTTGTTCATTAGAATCATTGTATTCATAGCTGTGTAAATAGCAGCATACTTACCTTTTTTCAAACTACCCATTCCGCCGCCTGCTTGTTCCGATTGAAATAGAGCATCATCATCATGATAAACGTCTTCACCATTATATGCTTTGGTGAGCGTAGCGATTGAATCTGGATAATGATTAGCAATGTTAGTAGCACGAAGATGTTCGGGACTTGCATTCTTTATCTTAGCGGCTTTTCTACCACCAGTCAAGAAGACCATGTCCTGATAGTATTTATCCATACCGTGCATGTCGATGTAAGAGAACACCTGCTCGCTAACTCTGAACGGTTCATTCGTAGGACTCATTGATAAGAAGGCGAACGCCGGATTCTTAGCAACGTCTTCAATGTATTCGCTGAGTATGTCGTCATTGCCGAGACTTTCAAGACTCTTTATCTTGTCTAATACTTTACCCGTAGCATAAGCAGAGAATCTCGATGCACTATCATAAACACCCTTTTGCTTCATGTTCCACTGGTTAGCAAACACACCCAAGTTACGAGCAGTTGTAGATGAGTGGATAACCTCATTGATAAACATCTCAAACTGTTCGATTAGCTTCAGTGTTGATTGCACTTCTTCGGCATCCTTTAGACTCTCTAGTCGAGGAGTCAGCTGGTCGACAAAGAATCTTAGTCCATTCTTTGCAAATCTGTTTCTTGCAGTCATTAGTTCGTCGGCGGCTTCATAGACTTTATCGACTAACCAATCGAGCTTAGGGTCTGAACCTTGAAGCCATTGAATATTTTGCATTGAATCATTCAAATACTCGAGATTGTTTTTTGTGACTGCAACAACTGTCGAAAGCTTGTCGAACTTACTATAATGGCTAAGTCTGAACTTGTCGCTGTCAAGTTTTGATGCATAGTTATCAAAGACATTTTCGACAATGCTGCTATTGAACACTGAAGTCATGTGAGCGATGTTACAAATAGCAGCAGAAGCTATGATTATGCCATTCTTGACTTCTCTTTGAGCATTATCATCGAGCTTCTTATTTTCTACTAACAAGCCCTCGCGGGTCTCTGCATTAGATGAATAAGCACTTCGAGCACTTTCAATCATCTTTATCGCCATGTCGACATAAAGACTGTTTGGCTTATCTCTATCGTTCAGCAAATCATAGTCGGCATCATCTAAATATGAGAAAGAGTTAGCCACCTCTTTAGTGACCATCCTATCTAGTTCAGCCGTCCATTGAGCAGCAGTCATTCCTTTACGGAAGTCGGGCATGTCGGGAGGAACAGCGCTAAACTCATCCCATGGGAACTGTTTCTTAGGCTTCTTTTCTTCCTCGCCACCCTGTTTCTTGCCAATGATAGCAGCTAACTGTTCCATCATCGTGGGTTTCTTGCCATTCTCGTCCTTCTTTGGGCCTTTACCCTCTGGCTCTTTATAGATATAATCATATCCAGCCTTACCAGTTTTCTTTGGCTTTCTACGAATATATTTGTGACCAGGTTTTTCAGAACCCTTTTTGCACTTCTCTAAGTCTGATTCTTCTGATTTCCCGAGCAGACCGCACCACGTAAGATATTTTGCGATTGCTGCTAGAAAATATGCATCCGGTATTCCATTGGGCTGTCTTATCATTCTAGATAAATCGCTCACGGGCACCCACATATTCGTCGATTTCTTTTCAAAAATAGAACCATCCGTTTCGGGCTTACCTTGATGCACACCTGTCACGTCAACAATACAAAGCATATCTGGCTTAGAATAAGAACCCGATGACAGTATTTCACCAAGCTCTGTAAACCAGCGCTCTTCTGCTAGAATGCCTGCTTCTTCTAGAAGTTCTCTACGAGCAGTTCCTCTCCAGCTTTTATCATCGGCATCTTTACGGCCTGTAATAATAGATAGGACAGTTTCATGCAAAGGCGTGTATTCATCTCTAATTAGAATCTCGGTTCCATTTCTGCCTATTCTATATGGAAGAATGCCTACGCCTTCAGTATTATCAATATAAACATAGCCAGTCTTGTCATGTTCCATGATAGTTTTGTGAGGATTGTCATAAAGCGTTCTATCTTTACGAACAAATCGAATGTTATTAAAACTGATTCGCATCTTTCAATCTCTTTTCAGCCAGATATTTTTTTCTGCCTTCTGATATATTGCGACAATGTTTTTTAGAAAGTTTCTTGCCAATATGCCCTATAGACATGTTTTGTCGAACGTCTGTTGAAAATGATTTTCCTTTATTCGGGCTAGGTTTTCCCTTTTTCATACATGACATTTTGTACCTAGATTCTTCTGAAAATTTTCTACCTTTGTTAGGACCATCATGAGTCTTGTAGAAGTTTTTTAGAGCAATAGAAACCTTTTTAGAAACAGTATTTCTGTGTCGCTCAGAGTTTAAGCCATGCCATTGATCATAATGATTAGACCATCCCTCGCCTTCTCCCCCTGAACTAATATTATAGAGATCGAAATTGAGTGAACGATAGATAGCAATCCATCTTTTCTCGGCTTCAACTAATTCTTTTTTTGATTTACAGCACTCTAGCGTTTCTCGAGTAAAATGCTCTCGACCATATTTATTAATAGCATTTAACAAATAGGTTCCTGAGCCTAAATAATTAGGAGTTGGCCATACTGATTTACCGACATATAACTTATCGTTAATGTCATTAGACGTTAAATAAACAATCATTTTTTCACTTTTCATCGGGATATTCTACGTTCACTTCCTCTTCCATCTGTCTTATGCCAAAGTCTTTAGGCGGACGTTCTTTATCTTCTTTTTCTCGTTGCTCTGAAAATGTAGATTCAGTCGTAACTCCTGCCTTCTGCCGAGGAGTCGACTCCTTGAATCTAGCCCAATCGAAATATTTAGTCATTATTGTCTTTTCCCTCTAAATACAAATGATTTTGTAGCCTGATCTATTTTCAAGAGTTTCTTTTTCTTAGTCTCATTCTTGTCTTCTTCCTTTGCGGTTCTTTCCATCTCAGCCAAATGAGAGTAGTATTTATCATCTTCTTCTAAATGATCCATGGCAATGTCGGCAGCCGCTACACGTTTTTCATCTTCATCCTTATCTGGATC